CATGATTAGTAGTCACAGAGCTGCGCTAAGACGTCAGCGCATGTCACCTCGCATGTCACCTATGGTCATGCCTCTTCCTTGCCCTCCTGGAAGAGTTTGCCCCTAAAAAATTTTTGCTTATTTTATAACTATAGTACAACTGCTATAAAAAAAAGATGGTCGAAAGTCAGTTAAAAGGTGGAAAAGTTACGGAAATTGAGGGCGGTAGAAAGCGTTGCAGAAACGGCACGCACAGAGTTGGACGTAGATGCGTGCGCCATTCATCACCTCGTCGTCGTAGCCCTCGTCGTGGGCGCTCTGGAACCAGATACATGATTAGCTCTCACAATCGTGCCAACAGAGAAATGATGTCTGGCATGCGCCCTAACCCTTTTGCCCGACCCATGGGTATGGGTGCTCCTATGGGCATGGGTATGGGCATGCCTATGCGTATTGGCACGGAAGTTTAAATTAAAATTTCGTCAGCCACATTATTTAATGTAATTTCATGAGCATTTCGTTTAGCTTTTTTTTGTCTAGGCTTTTTCACTTTTTTAATGATAAATGTTTCTTTTGCACTGTATAGTCCTTGTAAAAAAGCATCTGCTAAATCATCCTTTTTTCTATGCTCGTTAAATTTTTCCAGCCAAATATTTTCACATAATAATTCTTGTACTTTTTGTATTGCAAACTTTTTATTCGCCACATAACTATTTCCGCGCTCCATACCTTTTAATTTTTTATTGGGACTAATAAATTCCACATTAATATTTTTAGCAATAAACAAGGTTTGTAAAATGTGTGACAAAGTCTTTGTTTTTATATTGCGTGCCATTGGTCCTAATGGCTGCAATTCTAAATAAGCTATTGTAATATTTTGATCTAAAAATAATTCAATAAAGTCTGTAATTTTAGGAGAACATAATTTAATTAAATCTTCTAAGCATGTTGTATTAATATTAATTTCATTTTCAATTGGCATTAAATCAAATATTTCCCATTGTTCAATATTATAATCTGATTCTGTAACATTTAAAACACAATACGATAAATTTCTCCATCCTATGTCAATACTAACACACTTCATTTTTTTAATAATATTTTAGTGTGTCCAAATTCATTTTACACAAACTTTTTCAAAAATGTATTCTCATAAATTACAAGATGAAGTTTTATCATCTTATAAGCGCACACATTCTTATGCCACAGATGCAATTTTACACTATGAGCATTTTATGGATCATATGATGCCATTTATTGTTACTGAATATAGCAAAATTGAAGTTCCTTCAAGTGATACGAAAGAAAAAAATATTGTGACACTAAAAAATGTTACGGTACAAAGACCTGTTGTGGATGAATCAGAACCAAATTTGAGGGGTGTGAGAAGTGGAGAATTTGTTCCCTTGTATCCAAATGAAGCGAGGGATAGAGGTTTATCTTACTGCTGTCAAGTTATGGTTGACATTGAACATAAAATTACAGATTTGGAAAACAATCAAATTGGGCCAATAAAAGTGTATAGAGAAATGAATTTATTTGAAATGCCTGTAATGATTGGATCAAAATACTGTTATACAAATATGGATAAATCGCGTGAATGCTGGATGGATTTAGGCGCATACTTTATTATTAGAGGCAATGCAAAAGTTATTCAACCTCAAAAGGTGCAGCGTAATAATATGCATTTAATTAAAGGTGCAAAGCATGAAAATGTGTCTGTGGATATAAGAAGCAGAAGAGACGACGAAAAATTCAGATCAACTTCTACCCTATACATGTATTTGGGTGGATCTCCTCCTCTCATAACTGTTGATATTCCATTCCTAAAACCTAATTTGCCTATAGTAGCAGTATTCCGTTTACTTGGATTTAATACACGCGAAGAAATATTTCATTGTTTATGGGAAACTGGGAATTATGATCAAGATGGATCATCAAAGCGTATGTTTTCTGCGAATTTTTTACATCCATTTATGACTAGTCCCGTTGAAGATATTTTAGATTATGCTGGCGCAAATTTAAATGTGGGTATTGATCCAACAAAAGAAAAATTACGCAGACAAGTTACATTGCAAGTCAATGGTGAATTATTGCCACATATTGGATTTGATGATTCTTACATTACGCGCATTAAAAAGGTTGCTTACTTGTCTTTGATTGTAAGACGGATGATTGATGTATATAATGGAAAAACAGAAACAGATGATCGTGATTTTGAGGGTCATAAAAGTGTGCAAATGAGTGCTGGAATTCTTAGTATTATGTTCCGACAGCAATTTTCAGCAATGATGAAAATGCTTCGGAATCGTATTTACGATAGATGTAAAAAGTCTAAGCACCTAGATGTTTCGGCATTGTTAAGTGAATCTTTGACGCGTGATATTTTAAAAGCTTTTAGCGAAGGTGAAGTTACTGTTCAGAAAGACGCCTCAAATGCTGGAACAAGCGTTATTCAAATCGCGCAACAAGTGAATCCATTGGGAATCCAAACACATATTCAGAGAGTATCTACAGCCTTACCTCGCGATGGTAAATACAAACAATTACGAGGCGTAGATCCTACGCAACTCTTTGTATTCTGTCCTACTGAAACACCTGAAGGACATGGCTGTGGATTATTACAGAATTTAGCTACATTTGCGAGGGTAAGAGTTGGAACACCACTTAAATTTGTGGAAACGGCTGTATATAATCTTAAAGATTTTGCTTTACAACAAGGATATAAATCGAAATTGGACATAGTAAGACCTTTTCAAACAATGGCAGACTTGAATAAATCTACAAAGCTTATCTTTGTTAATTCGGATCCTGTGGCCGTAACAGAAAATTTGGAAGAGTTTTTAAAATATGCTCGAATGGCTCGTAGATCTCGTATTTTACCATATGATTGCAGTATTGTAAGAGGTGACAATGGAATTAATATTTCAAGTGATATGGGCGTCATTGTATTTCCTCTTATTAATTTGGCAAATTTTCATAAAATGAATGATGCAATTAGTGCTGCATTAAATGGTCCCGAAGAATTATGGAATGCAATGTGCAGATTTCAAATTATTGAATATATTGATGCATATGAATTATTGGAATATAGAGTGGCATTTACTCCAGAAGAAGTACAGCGCGCAATAGATTTGAATCAAGAAGTAAAATATACACACATGGCCGTACATCCATCTGGTTTTTTGGGTACTTCTGCATCTAGTGTGCCATGGCCAGACCATGACCAAGCTCCCAGAGTTGCCTATCAAGCTGGTATGGTAAAGCAAGCTATTTCTACTCCAGCCTCGAATTTAAAAGATCGAATGGATTTAGGTTATGCATATGAATTATGGTATCCTCAAAAACCTGTGGCAGATACTGCAATTGCAAGAGCAGTGGGCATGAATGATTGGCCGCTTGGAGAAAATTTAATTATTGCTATTGCTCCATATGGAGGTGGAAGTCAAGAAGATTCAATTATTCGTAATAAAGGAAGTGTGGATCGAGGAAGTGGGAGAGTCACAGTATATAGAGTATTTAAGTCTACTTGCAGAAAACGAGGAGGAGGAGAAATTGAATCATTTGAACATCCTTTGTGGCAAGAAAATTCCGATACACCTAAATGTGAAGGTATTCGTGGAGGCGTAAATTATGACAAAATTGGTGTGGATGGATTTTTAGAAGAAGGTACTCCCATAAAAAATGGCGACGTAATTATAGGAAGAGTTATGCGTGGAACTGAAATTGTACAAGATGGTACGCCTGAAGGATCTATTAGAAATATACGAAGAGATAGATCAACTGTAATGACATGCGAGCCTTCTGAATTATATAGAGTTGATAAAGTTATGCTGTCTACGACAAAAGAGGGGTGGAGAACTGTAAGAGTCAAATTACGAAGTGTGCGCATACCTCAAGAAGGAGATAAAATTTCATCAAGACATGGACAAAAAGGTACTATTGGTGTTTTACAAAATGAAGAAGACATGCCATTTGTTATGAGTGGAAATAATGCTGGTATGAGACCTGACGCAATCATAAATTTACATTCTATCAATGGACGAATGACTATAGGTAAATTATTGGAAATGCTATTGTCAAGTCTTGGTCTTGCAAAAGGAAATTTTGTGGACGCTACACCATTTCGTAATGTAAATGCAAGATGGGCAATGCAAGAATTATTAAAGTGTGGATATGGAACAGAAGAAATTATGGTGGATGGCACAACTGGTGTACCTATGAATAGACCATGGTTTATTGGTTCATGTTTTTACCAAGTTTTAAAGCATATGGTCCTAGATAAAATTACAGTGAGACAAAGAGGTCAACGAGCAGTTTTGACACGTCAACCTTTAGACGGCAGAGCAAATCATGGTGGACAGCGTATGGGTGAAATGGAAAAGGACGCATTTTTAGCACATGGAGCAGCATTTTCATTAGATGATAGATCGCGTGTTGCATCTGATGCACATACTGCCTTGGTTTGTTCTGGGTGTGGACATGTGGGTGATTCAAAAGAAGAAACACTTAAAAACTTATGTGCCGCTGAAATTGATGATGAATGCAGATTATGTGGCAAAGTGGGAACAATGGTAAGTTTGCCCACAACATATTGTTATTCCAGATTATTACTTCCTGAGCTTGCAAGTTGTGGAATTCGTGTAGTTCATAAATTCAGTGGCGTCCAACAAAATAATTCTAATAATGCTTATAAGGACGATGATATGGAATATGAAGACCTAGTTAGCAATTTAGTTGGTATGGATATGTAGGTAGCAAAATAAATGTTTTTTATTTTTGGGGTAAAGAAAAAAAAAATGTACGTTTAAATAAAATTGCGCATTCAAAAGTCTATCACTCACCTTTCCCCTTTAACAGTATTCGCGGTGAAGTCCCGAATGCCTTCTCCTTCCGAGTTCAAGAAGTTTGTGGACAACAAAAGCTGTCACAGCAGCGAGGACGACATGTCTTCTGAAGAAAGCGATCAGGAAGACCTTGGGCCTCTGTGCCGCAAACTCGCGCAAGACAACTGGGATTTGAAGAAGCACAACAAGGACCTTGTGCTCAAGATGGACATTATGTCAAGCGAGTTTGAGCAGATGAAGAAGGCCTTGGAGTTTTACAAGGCAAAGTGCGAAGAGAAGGCGCCTTCGGAAAGCATTGAGAAATTTGAGCAGCAAATGTCCTACGAGGACATGAAAAAGGAGGTGGGATGGGAGAGCGTGGATATTGTGGCGCGCCCTATTGAGACTGGTGATGCAAAACTATATTAATTGTTTTTTTAAAATCAATGCAAAAATTATAAAAAAAATTATACCAAAAATGATATAATTCTTGTATATTTGCCAATGACCCACATCCGAAAACCCGAATGATAAATGATGTCCAACTTGAATTTCTGTCGCATTTTTAATAATCAATCCTTTTTGTAAAATATTATTTGACATGTATGCATCAATTTGTTGGGTTGCAGGAAACACACCTTTTAAAAGTTTTTTTGCGCCACTTCTGCTTATTGAATATGCATAAGTACCAAAAAAACTTGTAACATTATTTTGTATAGCTTGATTTCTGTGAAATAATATTACATCATACTTTGAAGGATTTTTCATGTATGCATCAATTTTTAATGCATCTTCCAATTTTACATCTGCATCATCTTCAAAAATAAGACAATGTTCACAATCACTTTTTAAAAATTTTTTCCATACACCTACATGACTTAGATAACAACCAAGAGCACCCAAAGTACCAATATCATCTTTGTGAATACGTTCTTGATTTTTTATGGAATAATATCCACGTAAACTTAATGTATAATTAGCTAAACAGTCTAATAAATTAATTTTTGATCCGTCTACTGCTTCATATCTTTGTAAATTTTTAAAATATGTAGCACCTTCTTTTAAAAATCTTTTATTTCGAAAAATACTTTTTTGTAAATTTATATAATAAACTTCCATACTTTTAAAATTATTAGATAGCATAAAATTATACATATAAGAACGGTCAATTTTCTTTCCATATAAATTTTATAAAGTGTAGTTTTTGTTAGCGTTGCATTTATATCTGTACCTTTTTGAATAAATAAAGGCTTATTATATGCATAAACATTAAATTTATGTTGTATGCGTGCCATTTCAACATCGCATATTTTTTCCTCAATAACATCTGCAACAGCTTTTTTATAACGCTTACTTAAATAAAGAATTGCATGTGCACTATACATACTATGCACTTTAAATAAATCATTTTTTATCGGTTGTACTGTTGCAGAATTGAATGGAAAATATCCATAACCCACTGCAGAAATACCTAAATAAATAGCATCTGCATTTTTTGGAACATGAATAATTAAGTTTTGAATTTGAAGTCTTGCATCATCTTCTAAAATTAATAATGGGTCATCATTTAAATTTTGTAATAAAATTTGTTTAAATGCGGAACTTAATCCATATGGATAACGTAATTCACTTTTGTATAATTTCCATTTAAAATTATGTGTATTTAAATAATTTTGCATTTCAAAGCATTTATATTTATATTTGGATACGCAAGGGCTAATAAAAACAGTGTTAATTTGTTGTAAATTTAATTGCATTTAATTAGAAAAAATACGATTTAAAAATCCACCCATAAACGGAGCAATGGGTCTTCCACTAAAATAAGCTTTTGTTCCAGTAATGCGTGCACCAGTTCCACGCGCTAAATCAGCAGCAGCGATTCTTGTGGAAGTAGCTTCGCGCGCAGCTCTGCGAGAACCCATTACGCTCATGGGGTCAGTGCCATAAGGCATGGACAAATCGCGAGCGGTTCTTTGCATATTCGCTGCATTGGTTTGTAATAAACCTCTCTGATAAGGATCGTTTACGGTATTCTGAGCAGCGAGATTTTCCTGGTACGCAGCGGCAGATTCATATTCAGCAGCTTTAGGAAATCCCTTTACACCTCTAGAAGCCCATTTTCTGGCCTTTCTAGCTTCTACCGCAGCAGAAAGAGTGGCATTAAGGGGCTGGGTACCTACATAAGAATTTAATGTGTCTCTAGACTCTTTTCCGAGACGACTGAACTGCGAAAGTTTATTTCTGGAAGTCCATTGAGGTCCTGTTACAGTTTTGGGTAAAGGTGAGCCATACATTTGTTGACCGTACATTTTGTACTTTTTTTATTTTACTACAAATGTGCGGTTTTAAATTTGGTAATTAAAAAAAAAAATATTATGTTAAAATAAAATGTCTGCTCCAACCACAAAAGAAACTGCTGCAACGGAAGAAGAAGTTGTAGTTGAAATTGGTTGGAATGATGCGCTTGAACAGTTGTTGTGTGCAGAAGCAGAAAAGTGTTCTGGTTTGGCATGGTTACATGGAAAAAGTGAATTACATTATGGCGTATTAAATAATCGACTACAAATACCTATTATTATATTAAGTACCGTAATTGGTGCAGCATCTGTGGGCAGTGAATCTTTGTTCCCAGGACAAGCAGGTATGGCTTCCGTTGTGCTTGGTGGAGTTAGCATTTTAGTAAGTATCTTGGGTTTATTAAATTCTCATTATGCTTTTGGGAAAAGGTCTGAAGGGCATAAAATTGGAAGTGTACAATATGCACAAATCCATCGCACAATTCATATTGAAATGGCTTTGCCAAGAGATCAACGTATGCCCCCCAAGCAATTATTAAGATATATAAAAGATGATTTAAAAAGATTAATGGAAACTATTCCTCGAGTTCCTGAATCTATAGTTGAAATTTACAAGAAAGAAATTATACCGCATTCTGGAGATGTAAGTCATCCTGACATTACAAATGGTATTCATAGAGTGGAAATGTTTGTTCCTAAAGGTACAACTATACCTACGCAAACTTTAGAGACTCCAATGTCACCCTCTAGTCCTGCACTAAGAATTACTGTCAATAGAGAAGTTTAAGAAACTTAATTTATTTTAAATCCTCTTGACTTGTAAAATTTTATTCGTTTCCATCCCATAGCTTCAAATACGCTAAATGTATCCACAATATCATATACAATAGGAACTAATTTATTTTCGTGGGTGCGCTCACATCTACCCACTACTTGTTGAATTTTAGATCTTGGTAAAGCCATAATTAAAGTATCTAAAGTGTTATCATCATATCCTTCTTCCAAAAATTGATATGTTGCCACAACCACATTTACTAAATTTGATTTCGCAATAGTTAACTGATTGGGTTTGCATCCACCATATACTAAACATGTTTTAAACTCTTTTAGGGACTCACATAAGTATTTTGCATGATCTACAATAGATGTTACAATCAAAACTTTTTTACGTCCTTCTTCAATACTTTTCTTAATTAAATCTATAATTAATAAATTTCGTTTTTCATCTTGTGATAGTAAAGTAATCATTTGTGCAAATCCCATTTGTCCAGACTTGTAAATAATTTCTTTTTGATCACCATCTTCAAATAATATTTTTTTAACAATGACAGTATTTGATTTTCCAGTAATGCTAGGTAATCGTTTCCATACAAAACTTGTAGGTCCAGCTAACCAATATAAGGCATGCTCTAATCCATCATTACGTTCTGGTGTAGCCGAAATACCTATAATATAACGAGATGGTAATAAAGGCAAAACTTGACTAAGTGTAAGAGACCCCAAATGATGCATTTCATCTATAATAACAGTACCAAATTGTAATAAAATGTCTTTAGAATAATTGCATTGACTTATTGATTCAATACTTGAAATAACAAAATCTTTATCTATGTAGTCATGTTTTTTAATATCACTTGATTGTAACCATCCTACTCTTGAATGATTAATCCATCCTTGTTTAGGTTCAATAGTCCAACTTTTATCTTCCACACAAAATTCAAAATTACACTTTGTACAATTTTTTTCAAATTTGTCTTCAGATAAATGTTGTGTAAATTTACATTTTGCACATTTTATTCTCCATTCTTTATTTTGATTTTTTGATATGGAATTATCATTTGACCATGTCCATTCTTTACCACAAATATCATATTTCCATTGTTGCATTAAAAAAGATCTATTACATAAGATAAGCGTTTTTCGCTTTAATGCTAGAGCAATACTAAGAGCCATTAACGTTTTTCCAGCACCACAATCTGCTATAATTGTTGCACCACCCCATTTTTCTAAAGTTGTTAAAGTATTTGATTTTGCTGTTTCTTGATATTCATGTAATTTGGCATCATTACGTAATTGTATAATTAAAGACATTTCAAGTCCAAGAGTCCTAATATCTTTTTCTGGTAAACCATACATTGATAATCCTAAAAATCTTGGTAAACCAATCCAATCTTTTTTAGTGGGATGTGCATAGCATACACTAAATGGTTTTGGTGCACAAGGAGCTAAATTATTTTTATGTGGTTTTAATTCAAGCATATCCAACCAATCATAATTTTCATTAGGTAATTTTTGAATCCAATATACTCCTCCTAAAACAGTATTTTTAGAAATAATAGTATCAAAATCTTTTAAGCGCAATGATGATTTATTATCTTTACTTAATGGATAACCCATTGAATTATGCAATAAATTTTCTAATGCATCTCTATTTCTTTTCATTTTTTTTACTTTACTTTAAAAAAAGTGTCCAAATAAATTTTGTTAGACTACATAAAATAAAAATGGTGTGTAAAAGTGGAAAAATAAGAAGTCCTAAAAGTGGAAGATGTATTAAAAAATCGGCTAAACGTAAATCCCCTAGACGTAAATCACCTAGACGTAGAACATCTAAGCGCAGATCGCGTACATCCCAAGTAACTTCAAGATCATTAACGATGATGGCCCCTAATAATAGATATATTTATCAAAACGGTCGTTACTTAATAAATCCTGTGTTACAACAACAACCTTTTGTAGGTGCTCCTCCTATGCCAGCATGGCGTGGACCATTTGGTAATGGTATGGGTGGTCCTATGGGTGGCCCCATGGGCGGTCCTGCACCTGGTCCTATGCCTATGGATACACCTATAACTAGAAATAGACGCGTTCCTAACATAAGAATACCCCAATCTCCAGAATTCGCAACGGGTCTATTTGCTCCTCGCGTTATACAAAATATTGCTAATACATCAATCCAAAGTCTTGCTACGCTATTACCTAATAATGATAATCCTCCTCGTAGAGCAGCTTTATTAAGAAAATATTCTCCAACCCCTAGAGTTTTAACGCCAGTACCAGAAGTGATATCAATTAATTCAACTCCTATGTCAAGTGTACAAACAGTAGCGCTTAGAAGTCCTGCATCCGTTCGTAGATTTGCGTCAAGAGATCAAAATTTAACTTTGCCTCGTACAGGTATAGTAAACCCGTCTGCTGCTACATCGCCCGAAAGAATCGTAAATGCCGTAGCTGAAACTCCTGCAACATTAATACGGGCTGTAACGCCTGTTCAAATACCTAGTGGTGGGGGTATAGTTGGTGCAGTTTCTGGCGCAATAAGCAATTTAGGGTCTGTTTTAGGTGGAATTTTAAATTTTTCACCTAGTCGTACACCTCCAGGCCAAGCAGGTTCATTTACTGGATTTTAATATTTTAAAAGCAAATCACATATTTCCCATCTTTCTCCTTCTTTTGCAATATCCATACAAGTTGATCCATCATTAGAAGGTAATTGTTTTGCTCCACGTTTCAATAACATTTCTACTATTTTAATATGCCCTTTCCAGCACGCCACATATAAACAAGTATCTTCCGTTACTTTAGAATTCACATCTAATCCAAATTTTAAATATTCCAATAAACATTTTTCTTGCCCACTATATGCTGCCATAAGCATTCCTCCAATAAATTCATCTTTTAATTCTTCATATCTTAATAATAATTCAACAATTTTATGATGTCCATATTTGGATGCAATTTCAATACATGAATGACCTCCAATAGACTTTGTTAGTAAATTTGTTCCATTCATTATTAATATTCTAGCAGAATCTAACATACCAATTTTGCAGCATAATAAAAATGGAGTGTAATGACTATACGTTTGCAATTCCAGTAAAGTTTTATCGCCCATAAATAATTTAACAAGATTATGGTCATATATTGCATAATGCAATGCAGAAAATCCACCATTCAATTGTTCTTGAATGTCTAACTTTAAATAAGGATTTGATAAAAGTAATCTTGCAGCATTAAAATTTTTATATTTGCATGCTTCAATTAGTACTGTTGAGCCAGTATAATCTCTTGCATTAATATCAATACCTTTCGAAATTAACAAATGCATAATGTTTAAATAATCAAGACAAAAATATAAAGCAGTTTTTCCATCATCATTTAAATAATCCACAATATTTTTTCCATTTTCAATTAAAATGCGCGTAATTTCATAATTTCCTGTAGATGCTGCAATGTGTATAACAGAATTCCCATCATTGTCGTAATGATAATTTGATCCACATTCAAGTAATAATTGTATTGCTTCTAAATTTTCGTTAGCAATACAACTCATTAAACTCGTATAATTAAGAAAATCAACAGAATCAATATTTGCACCAGCATCAATAAGTTTTTCCATAACTCTAATGTTACCTATATCAGATGCAACACGCAAAGGAGATTCAATAAATGCATTAAAAGTATCTATAATAATTCCCCTTTCAATTAAAAATTCAACTGTTTCATAACTATCAATATTTTTATGTAGTAGTCCTCCTGCCAATGATTGAAAGTATAGTTGGTCTGGGTCAATACTCAACATAAATTGAATGCAATGTAAATTTGTGCAATACATTATAGGAATATCTGCTTTATCAATAGTTCTTTGATTTAGTTGGGTTTCATCAAATAGATAGTAAATGTGCTGTATCATTGCTAAATTATTACTTTGACATGCAAAATGTAAAAGACACTCATTATTATCTGATTTATGAGAAGATGTCAGGGGATATAAAAAATTAAACGTTTCAATGTGTCCTCCAATAACTGCCCACATAAGTGCATTTCTTCCTTCCTTATCGCATAAATTTACATTGGCGCCTCTCTGTATTAAAAATTTTATTCTTTCCAAATTTCCAATTTGTGCATTGTACATTAATCGTGTTCTTAAATTCGGAGGATGACGGTAATCTTTTATAGCATCCCATAATTGTTCTTCGCACCAAACTTCTCTACTTAAACCAACTAGTGGAGAAATTTCACTTGCATATCCGTTTTGTCCAGCTCTAATCAAACATTCCACCAAATCCATTTTTTTTACTTAATTTTCAAGTGTGTCCATTTTTATAATTTTCGATTAATGATACATTCAAATCAATTTTGAATGTTTTCTTGTCTTCCGTATTTACTTTTAAAACTACCAAATCACTATTTTCCAACAAAGCTAATCGGTATTTTCTACAATCAGAAATTAATAAAAGATCACCAAACGTTTTTTTAGAAAAATTTGATGTGTCCCAACCAGAAAAAAATGTCCAAATAATTTTTCCGCAATGTTTTGTTATGGATAAAGGAGCAATTGAAAAATTGTACCTTTTTGTTGTAAAAACAGGTTTCCACTCGTTTTCATCTGCATATTTTAAAAGTGCGGATAAACCTGGTGTATGATTAATTTTTCTAGGTTTTTCAGAATTCCAAATAATCTCATTATTAATTTTATATACCATTACACCATCGGTATTAATTTCAAATCTGCATTTTATTGTTGAAACATTTTGCTCAAAATAAGATTTAATGGAAATTGTATCATTTATTGACACTCTTGGTGCAATTTCATATAAATTATAATCTAAAAATTTATGTATGGGTGCATATAAATTTGAATCATTGTATACTTTTTTTAACACAATTACATTATTTTGTACAATATTTGATTTTCGATGAAAAGGCTTTACAATAAGAAGCAAAATTATAAGTATACACAAAATTAAAAAAAGGCGCTTCATTTTTATTTATTAATCATAAATTTTTTATGGATATGGCGTATCATTTCTACTAAAATACGATTCTGTAGTAAAATCGCTTTCTGGTTCTGTAAACAATTCTTCATCAGATTCAGATTCAGTAGATGATTCAGACGATTCTGATTCACCAGACGATTCGGAAGACGATTCTGAACTTTCATCTTCACTAAACTGTAATCCTACCAAGGGTTCGTCTTCGGGGCTTTCGGCATATAATTCTTCAAATAATTCTTGTGGTGACATTAAAGGTTGTGCAATAGGAGGAATCATTACCATTGGTGTTGGAGGTATTTCTTCATCTGGAGACAAGGGATACATTGGCGGTTGTGTGTCTGCAACTGCAGCTCTTCTGTACAACTCACTTTCCCAATCTCGTAAAGTCCAACCTTCTGGCAAAGTATCACTTCCGCCTCTTAAACGGCGCCTAGAAAAAAATCTATTGAACATCTTTTATTTTTATACGTTGGTTATTTTAAAATTATAATTAAAAGATAATGTTAAAATGAAATCAAAATTTATAAATTGGCAAGAAATTGCATTTTGGGCTTATAAAGATACGGATCATTGCAATAAAAATTTAAGAAGTGTTGCTATTGAATGTTTAAAAGAAGTTGATTTTAATCAAAATATTTTAAGTCGATTTCCAAAAGTCAAACTCTCGTGGTACAATTTTTGCGAAAAAATCAATTTAGATTCATCCTTAAAAGAAGATTTATTAAGTTTCAATTATAATGATTGTATTCAATTTTTTATTTCAAGTGCGCTTAAAACAATGGATGTAAAAGTAGATGAAGAATTTGTTGATTCAGAATTAAAAGCAGTTTTAAATTCAACTAAAAAGCCTAAACTAAAAGCTTGTTTAGATGATATGATTCAAGTACAACAATATTTTAATGATAATAATAACATAGATTTAACTGCTGTAAAATTATGTCATAAAATGTTACAATTTACAACTAAATTTGAAACACTTGCTTTTTTACAAAGTTGTTATGATAAATTAGAAGAAGAATTGTTTTACGAATTACCAACTGAATTATTAAGTCAAATGGTAGGTAAACCTTGTAAAATACGAGATTTATCTGAAAAACCCACTCCTAATATACCCCATCGTAAAATGATTGTTTCGCCAAGTTTTGTAATTACAACTTCAAATAATTTTACAAGCGGTAAAACTATTTTATATGGAAAAAGTGGTAACATTTTAACTACCGTGAATGGAGGTGGGTTAATAACTGTTATACCTACAAATTCTACTCTTGAACAATTTTTAATTACAACGGATGTTTTTACAGGAGAATGTAAGTTATTTAGTTCTACAAGACGTAGTTTATCTTTAATGGGACAATTTGATATTCAAAAAGATGATGAAATCCATTGGATGGATGCTTATTTAACACCTAAAAAAGAAATTAAACTTGTGTGGGGTGGAACAGATTCCCTCAGAGGTAAAATTACTTGGTCACATTTTACTGGCTTAAATATAGAATCTTTATTAAACGAAAAAGATTTATTTTTTGAAATAAGTTCTGAGGAAGAAATATTTCAGGATCAAGATTTTTCAAAGCATGGTAATTTATTAAGTTTATGGAGTCATACGGAAGAAGATCAAAATTTAGATGGAAGGTGTTGGAAAACGATACAAACTATTGTACAAAATGCAAAGATTGAATTAGGTTTAGCATCTGAAAAAAATTGCATAAGTGTTTGGGGGCATCAAGTCCAATATTTTGAGTTTTATAATGATAAAATTTTATTTAAAGAGCTTGGTAAAATAAAACAAACACATTTATTAAATTTAAATAATTTATTTAGTGGTGCTGTATTATATTCACATTCTAGATGATAAGTGTAAGATGTTTTGGTGAAAATAAATTTTTTAAACAGTGTCCTACATATATAGTAGTTGAAAATACTACATTACCGTGTTTTTGCTGGGAGCACATTGATCAAGAAAATGTGCGTAATCAAGAATTAGATTTACAGAAAGAAAGGGGATATGAAAATGAATGGGAGCCCCTGGGCGCATTTACAACCAATAATGCAATTTTTCCTGAAGTAAAAGTACAAGAAGACAGATTACAAGAATTGGCAAAAGATGACCAAAATGTGCATACACCCGAAGTACAAATGGGTGTACATGCTGCTATACGAAGATTAGAAAAATGGGCAAATAATATGAAAGCTTATAAAGATTTGGCTAGTTTGGTACATTGTGAAACAGACCCTCTTAATTTAATACATATTGGAGCAATAGAACATTTACAACATTGCTATTTATGGAATGATGATACTAAAATGTTTGGCACCACATATCCTAAATTGGCAACATGGGTTTGGGAAAGGATACAAAAAAGTACAGAATTTAAAGATGAATTGATTCAACGTTTTTTGGAAGAAGTATATGAAAGCAAAGGTCAATGTTTAAATGGAAACATGGCAAGATTAATGAATGTGTTTGTTGCATTAGATCCTGAAATGAGTCCACATTCAGATGATTCCATAAGTAATTTTCAAGTACAAAATTTAATAGCAGCAGCTTGTAAAAATTCAAAAAGTTATGAGGAAGCAAGGCATGAAGTCATATTAATTTTACAGCGCGCAAGAATTGAAAAATGGGATGAGTGGTTAGTAGCAGTAAGAGAAAATTTTGATTAATTTGTAAATTACTTTCCATCAGTAATGATATCAAATGAAGACATCATTACACCCCTAATTAATTTTGTTGGTGCTTTAGTTAGTTCGCGTCTTTTAGAACCTTCATTTAATTGATCGCGTTCTCTTGATCTTTTCGTAGCTTTAGACATGTGTAATCGTATCATTTGTAAATTATTTTCTACATATTTATCTACACCATTATCTATACACCATTTTATAAATGTCAATTGTCCTACTGTTGTTCTATGAATAACAGAATCCACATCATAGAATATATGAGTACCTCTTCTAAATGGATCAAACAGTAGTCTATGATGCTTTCTTAGTTCACCTTCATAACTTAAATTAGGATCTACAATTACAGCTGAACCATCGCTATTTTTAACAAGCATTGCCATTGGATTGCCCTTTGAATAATTTGTTACTGCCCAATCATAAGCTCTTAAACGTGGAGCATCTGAATTTTCAGTATTCAATTTAATTACCAAATTTTTTAAGATAGCTTCTGTAAAAAATTCAGATTTTACCAATTCTTTTAATTGCTGCCTTTCTCTATTCATTATACCTTTATGTACTAATTTTCCATTTTCAATTTCACTATGAGACAATTCAAACCAAAAAGGTCCTTCGCTATCGCTTTGAATTTCTTTAGGTTCTTCGGGCTTTGCATCTGCAAGCTTTCGAGCTCTGCTACTTTGTGGACGAGTTTTAATCGGTAAAACACTTATTACTTTATTTGTCAAAACATCATCCATTTTTTCAAAACTTTTCAATTAGAAAATATGGACACTATTCAAATTCAAATAGTGCGCGTCTAGATACCTTGGGAGGACCACCTTCATCCTCGTCATCATCTTCTTCAAATCTTCTACTTTCTTCTCTTTCTCTACGTTTAGGTGCTTTAGGAGCTTTAACAGCAAATAATTCTCGTAATTGTTCTAAATCAATTCTTTTATATTCTTCCCATTGCATTGGATCAGATTCTTCTCGTAATTTACTTAATCCAAAATCAATTAATTTAGGAGTACCAAATTGAACATTTTCTCCTCTATTCACCATAATATTTTTTAAATGAAGATCATTATGTGCAATTCCGTTATCGTGTAATAATTGAACAGAAATTCTTAAAAAATCTTTTTGGGGTTGGCGCAAATTATTTACCTCTTCAAATGTTTGTCCCATTCTACGCATATTGAAAAAGGGCAATTGAGATGTATTAATAATTCCACGAGCAATTTCAAATCTTAAATCATGTCTTGATTGATCACTTAAAGCAGCTATCGGAATAGGATCACATCCAAATTCAATAGCGTAAACGTATCTCTCGTGATTCAAGTCCAAGGCACGCAATTTTTGCAAAAGCAATGGATTTGTTTCTGTATTATAAAATTCTATATTGTCTTGTATAAAAAATTTAGTTACGTGATGATCTAGATAAAAATTATCATTCAATTGAGCTACTCTACACGGTATAGCTGGAATTAATAGTTGTCCTTGATTTCCTTCTCTATTTAATACGCCTCCCCTTAATTTTCTGCGCCTACGTGGAGAAAGATTTAGACGTTTTGCAAGAGCACCATGTTTTAAAATGCAACGATTTGTTAATTTATTAAAAACTTTATTCTTGTCGCATTTCATTTTTATTATTGTCTAAATTATTGTCCAAATGGAAGAGCTAAAATTCCATATATAAACATTAATACACCATAAATAATTGAAAACGACGAAAAAATTAAAACTGCTGTTCCCTTTACTAAAAATTCAGTTCCGTTTACTATTGCACCCATTTTTTATATTATACTGCGTTACCAAAATTATAAAACACTTTAATTTAATAAAAATAAAATGAGACCTAACTGGAGAAATGGCAAATCCGCAAAGGCATTACAAAATTCTTCGGAAAATTCTTCAGAAGCTCAGTCTACGCAACTAGTGTCTACTGAATTAATACCTGCGCAATTGATGTCTACGCAATTGGTGTCTCGGGAAAAGTCTAAAATGCCTAATCCTAAAGAATCAACATCTACTTTATTTTTTGATATTTGTTTAGAATTCGCAACTGCTTCTCATGAAGTATGGCCACAAGATGAAAAAATTAAAGAATATGTAGACATCTTAAATGAAAATTTGACCAAGAAAACTGAATATGGAGAATATGTAGCTGTAGCATTTCACAAAGAATTTCAGCCCATATATACAAAAGTTTTAAATAAAGATGAACAAGTTCTAAAACACCCTATGCTTGAATCTCTAAAAGCATCTGCAAAATTTGCTGGTGCTCCTCAATCTTTAAAAGACACGGTGTGGGAATATATGAAAAATATGGTGCAATATGGAGGTATGGTGGATATGTATAGCAAGTGTCCTTCTAGAATGCTTGAATCTATTTCGGGTATAGCGAGTGGAATGATTGATAAATTACAAAATGGAGAAATGGATTTATCTAAATTGAACCCTTTACAATTGGGCCAAATGATGATGAATGATATGAAACCTGAAGATTTAGAAGCTTTTGGTAAAACTATTATGGAAAGTGGAAATATTGAAAACATGATGTCAATGATGCAATCTACAATGGGAAGTGTTCCTGGAATGCCTTCATTTTCTGAGCTTTCGTCTATGATGCCTATGAAATTCCCTTAAATAAGTTGTTTGAGTTTTTCCTCCTGTAATTTTTTTAATTAGACCTACCGCTTTTACTCCGTATCCTAAACCAGTAGATGCAAGTGAAAAAGTTCCCGTGAAAACATTAAGGGTTGCTTCTACAAGAGAAATACTTCCCTTGTAAACTGTTTGTAAACCTTTTAAAATTGCCGACATTTTATTTGTAGTGCAATGTTGAAATGGAAGAAACAGCAAAAGATTCGCCTAAAAGTTGTTGTTGAGGTACAATGGGAATAAATATTATAAGAAGTAGTAAAATTATATATACAACATAATCATTCATTTTATTTTTAATAAAAGCCATTAATATTTACCTTATTGTTATTTGAACTGTAGGAAAAAGCTTTTGGCATGGGTACTTCTTCTCCAAACACAACACTAAATTTTCCAGGTGAACCTAACCGAACTTGCGTAAATGGATATTGAAATCTAAATTGTTGAACAATGATTGCAGCATGGTTTAAATCCAAGGCTTTTCTTGATCCTTCCACACCATTTATGTAAAAATACCATCTTCTTCTTTTTTGTTCGATATTTAACATTTCACCTCCTCGTAAAATTAAACTGGCAGTTCTAGTAGCTGTTACAATGCTTTGAATCAATGAAGCAGCATTTAAAACTCCTTGTTTATTTTTATATCTATTCAAATCTCTTTGCGAAAGCCCTAAATATTTAACGGGAATATTATTTATTGTTGAAGTTCCATTTCCTAAAGCTATTTCTTCCAATTGTTGATTACTTAAAGCTTCTAATTGTAATCTCAAATCAATTTGAGCAGGAAGTCTACCTCTTTGTCTTAAAGGCAATGCTCTTAAGTTAACAAGATTTGGTTGGGGAGGAGGTTGAGCAAGCTGGGCCGCTTGTGCAGCAAGTAATTGCGCTTGCTGCTGTTGCATCAGTAATTGTTGTTGCTGCGCTTGTTGCTGCTGTGCTCTTTCTAATTGCAGTCTTTCTGATTCTAGTCTTTGTTCTTCTGCGCGTCTTGCTTGCTCTTGTTGTCTTAATTGAGTTGCTTGGAGAGATGGACTTGATTGTATAGCAGGACTTACTTGTGGACTCACTAGGGTTTGAGCTTGCACTGGCTGTGCTGCAGCACTTTGAATATGAACAGTTTCTGTTAATCTTCTTCTTAAATCTTGTTCGTGCTGCAAAATTTGTCTAAAATTATTTATTAGTTCTAATCTATAAGAATTTTTTGATGCATCAAATAATTCAGGAAATTGTTCATTAAATATAACATTTGAATCGTCCACAAATATTTCAAGATCTTCTTTTCTATTTTGAACCATGGGGTCACGCGCAATTTCCATTAATTGTATAATTTCTCGTTTTTCATTAATGATATTCATTAATAATGTTCTAAACGATTCTCTTTGCGTAGCATACTTTTCTTCCGCAGTTCCACCAAAAACTAATCTAAATATTGAACTTCCTATAGAAGGCTGAACATTATTACGAAATTGAACAGGAGGTAAAGAAATTTCAGGTGTTTGAATTTGAGGACTTTGTTGAGGACTTTGACGTGGACTTGAACGTCTTTGAGGACTGACAGCTGGACCTACAGGTGCTGGTTCAATTTGTAACTGGCCAATTATAGGTCCAACTGTAGGTGATCCAACTGGAGTGGGAACACGAGGAGTTAAACCACGAGAACCAGGCGGAGATACTCTAGGCGGAGATATTTCAGGAGGGGAAACAATAGGAAGAAATCCACCAGGGGGTACACCAGGGGGTCCACCAGGGGGTCCACCAGGGGGTCCACCAGGGGGTCCGCTAGGAGGAAATCCACCAGGTGCAACAAAAGGCTGAATTCTGGGAGGAATTAATCTAACTAAATTGTTTTGTGCCTGTAAATAAGGATATGAATAATTTAAACTTTTAAGAGCATCTCGTGCTAATTTCGTGCTTTGTTTTGATCCTAAATTTAAATAATTGTTTTGATATGTTGGATATAAATATCGGTTTTCCATATTTTGCATTTGAGCAGTAGCTTGATTTGTGTACGCATTTTGATTTTGTATACTACGTTCATCATTTATTGCTTCCCTAATGTATTTTGCCGAATCAAGATAGTATCCTTTTTTAGATTTATTTTCTGCGGCTTTAGCTTCTTTTATAGCCCGTTTTGCAAGATTTTTATCAGGGACATACATTTTTTATTTATGTCAATAATATATTTTGTAGTTTTACTTTTTCATTTTTTAGCATTTCATAATCTTCAAACTCTTTTCTGCTCTTGTAAATTTCTGCAATCATGTTAAAACATGTTTGAATTTTTAAGCGTTCTGATGGAATTGAAAATTTTATACTTTCTTCTAAAGTTTTGCTAATTTCGTTATTTTCACTTTCATTCGCCTCTTCTTTATTTTGTGTTTCAGTATAGTACTTTATAATGTTCATCTTTTCTTTATCGAAACACTGCTGGGTTGATTTCTGTACAGATTCTATCATTGATTTTTGCTCTAATACAATTTGACTTTGTATTGTTTTCCGTAATTCTGAGGTTTGTGCAATTAACTCGTGGCCCGTATCAATTAAACTTGATATTTCATTTTTCATTTTTTCCAGAACATTTAAAATTCTTTGATCTAATTTTTTATTATGATATTGCTGAATTTTTATATCGTCAAAGTTTGCTGCTATAATTTTTTGTTGTAATTCGGTTTCTTGAGCTCTTAAAATTTTCAAGTTTTGCAATAATACAGAGGGCGAATTATCCTTTAATTTTTCGTCTGCGCCATGTTGTAAAGCTAAAGCTTGACTTCTTAATTTTAATTTTTGCATAATGGGATCCGTGTTTGACTGGACAATGTAATCTGTGACATTATTTTCATTAATATATACTTCTATGGAATTTCGACACTCAATTAATTTACTGTGAAAGTATTCAATTGTCATTTCCATAAAATTTATATTTAATATTGTTCCACCAATTTGTTTAGAAATTTCATTCCAAGATTGCATCCACTGTATAGCTTTCGTAAAATATTCTGAACTTTTGTGACCAAGAATTTGGTTGGAAGAATTTTTATACACTCGTAAGCTTTTATGTAACACTGATTCTTCATACGTACTTTTCAATAATTTTAATTTTTTAAGTGTTTCGAATGCTCGTTTACAACTTTCGCCAACATTTAAATAGAATTCGAGAAAAATAGTTTTACGTTTTACCGCATACTTTACTTTTGATTCCATATATGCCATAACTAGATTTTTACCTAGAGGTTCTAAAGATTTGAAAATTTGTGACAAGTTTTTTTGTGCATTTTCATCTTCTACATTTACAGGGCTTAAATTATAATTTAAAATTTTTGAATTAGTTTTAGCACAATTTAAAAATTCCATATAAATTTTTAGAGCACCTCCTCGAATAGGTTCTTCATCATCAAATAATGAAAAAGCTTCTTCGTCAGACTTTCTAGATTCAACGGTCATTTTAATTTAATACGTAAGTTTATCTCGTTGAAAAATTATGGACACACCAATAAATAAACTTTTTACAAAATGTGGTCAGATACATTTTGGCAATCACCTGAAGAGGAAAAGCCGCGCATTTCGCGCGTAATTGAAGGCATTGGCAAGTATTGTGAAGACAAAACCAAAATTGTGTTTGTGGTGATGAAAAGCTGGAATGACAATGTTGTGTTATATGAATACAATGAAAATTCACCAAAGCTAATAGATTGTACGTGGTTAAGCTTGGAGGAAGAGGATCAAAAGAAGCACATGGCAAATAATAATACAACGCTAAGGACGTATTTGAGTTCTGCGGAAGATGCATTATTTGGATGCAAAGTAAATTCACTGGAAGGTGATAGACTCATAGTTCAGATTAATAATGAACAATTAACTTCAAGAACCTTTGAACTTGTGCTTGATTCCAAAGGTAATCCTGCAATTATTGGAAACATTAATGGAAATCTTTGTAAGTTAGATTATGCTTACGTGCAAATGAAGAAAGGATCTATTCCTATTGGTGATTACATGAATTTATATGGTATAAATTTAAAGAATGGGGAGAAAGAAGTAGAAAAAATACTAGCTTAATTTTCATAACAATTTTTTGAAAATATTTCTTTACTACGAATCATGCATTCGGTGTTTAGGGTAGGATATAATTTAAATATATCTTCTAAATTCTTATGCTTTTTTAATAATGCATAAGATTTTACAGGTCCAATATTTTTAATACGATCATTAAAATCATTTCCAAACAAAACACATAAATCTTGAAATTGTTCAGGACTTAGTTCTAGCTGTTCATAAGCTAATTTTGCACTCACAACAGTTTCTTTTTCGTTTTCCCAATTTAATATTACGGCATTACATAAATATGCTAAAGAATCAGAATCTTCCGTTAAAATAGCATCTACATATCCATCTTTACACAATTTAGAACACATGGCCTCAGCTTCATATTGTGCTATTTTATATTCAATGCCCATATTTTCAAATGCTATTTTTAAAGCAGCAAAGTCTTCTTTAATCGGTCTTCCTGTTAAAATAACGGTCCGATCCACTTCATACTCTTCTTCACATCCATCACAATTCAAAAATAAGGCACTTTGTAATTTCAAAATCTTTAATTCTAATTGACGTACAGAATTTACGTGACGTTTATGTCTTTCATTATCTTTAGCATCTAATTGTTTATCTCCGTCAAATACAAAAATTGGTTCAATTTTTTTTTCTTTCAAGTCTTTTGCAAATTGAAGCATTCTGTTACACAATGGTACACCTGTACCTACACCATAACAAAATTTATACATAAATATAGGAACATCAATTGCAACTTTTACAATTTCTTTATTCTGTTCATTAAACCATTGTGCAAACGATTTAAATGCTTGTGGTGCACTTTTTCTTAAAAATGGTAATAAATCATGTATACCCATTTGATTGTAATGTTATACAAATAAATAAAGTGTCCATAATATAAAATTTTAAAAAATGTACAAGATTGTGGAATCTTTAAAATATGATGGCCACTATAAATTTACAGATGAAGAAGTTGTTTTAAATTTAGAGCGAATTGTAAATACCTATTTATCACTAGGATATTATTGTGTTGGTGGAGTAAGCGTAGTGTTTGATCAAGAAGCAAACACAATAAAAATGTATCAAAGTATGATAAAAAAATCTACGAGTGAAGATTAATTTTAAGGGCCATAACTTCTAATTGGCCTAAACTTGTTATGGTATCTGTATCTGTATTATCTAAAAATGCAGGAAATTCCTCTTCATCGCAATCAGAAGTATTTAAATAACCATTAATTAAACAATTTGTTGGTTTTTCTAATAAACACATTAATATGCTTAAAGAATATTTTAATTCTTCACTTGAAGGAAATTTACGAATCATAAAGAATTTATTGCATTCACATACTAAATCTTTTGCATCTTTTGAAATAGGAACTTTTTGTATTATTTCATAATTTGACCTTTCATCAAAATTTACATTCATAGTTATTTCAGGTATACTAAAATAAGGAGGCAATGTTTCAGTGCCATTTATTTCAAATGCTCTTTCAAATCCAAATATTTGACTTAAATCAGCCAACACTGCAAAATTTGCATCGCCCTTATACATTGGCAATGCTATAATAACATGATCATAATTTGTTGCATCCAATAAAATATTAATTATCAAAAGGTAATCTAAACGTTCATTCGATCCAGACCAAGACGTTATATATAAAGCATTATCTATTTCAGAATTAAAGCATGAAATACAATTTGAATTAAATTCATCAGAAGTGTCCCAATTGGTAAATGCTACATTTGCCAAAAGCTTGGCATCACTATTTAATAATTCATATGCTTTAAAAAATTTTTCAAGTTTTAAATTATGTTCACTAAAATAATTTGCAATTGTATCCTCCATATTATCCACATATTTCATATTTTCTAAATTATAGCAATTAGATTGCATGGGTTCCATAAAACTTCCACCACCCAATTTATTTTTGGCTTGAAAACTTATTTGCCATCTCGAAACTTCAGGAGTAGATTGTGGAAAATGAAAATTTGGAAATACTAGTTTTGACATTTCCAGCCATTTAATTTCCCAGTGTTTTTTAGCCCTTGCTGCATAATCTTTAGAAGATTCATTTTTTAATTTGGAGCCAATCATTAATTTAGAAACTTCCGAAAACTTGATTCCATTTGATTTAAAAATGTTTTCAACCGCATTCCTTGTTAAAGGTATTTTTGCCAAATGGGATGTTTTTGTATGACCTTTACTTAAATCATAAAATTCCATTTTATTTATTAATCACTTCCCAATTTTCCATAATTCCTACCCTAATTTTTTTTGAAATTAAACTGCATTTGAGCACACACATACAATGATGAACCGCATGTTTAATAATGATAATGGAAGAGCAACCAGATATTTCCATTAATTTTTTCAAACTTGGGAAATAGTCAGTAAAAACGACACAACCAATATAAGCTATTCCACTTACAAGCGCTTGCGATTGTTCCATAATTGGACAAGGTTCACTTAAAGCAAGAACTTTGTCTAAAAGTATAGCACATTCTTTAAAAACAATAGAATCCCACGAAAGCTTATCTTCAAACATTTGAAGAAATTCCATATGATGTTGTTTAATATGTGACATTGGAATTTTTTGTTCATATAAATCATCAGAATTAGATGATCCGAATTCATAGCAAAAATTAAAATGCGTACCTTCCTCATAAATCACAATTTCTTCGTCGCCTTTAAATGATTGCACTTGCGTAATTTGATGTTCAAACCATTTCTTTACTTTCTCTTCATTTATTGATTTAAATTCAGGCAGGTCCAATAATTCAGAAGCACTTAATCTAAAATTAGGATTCGCAACCAAACAACTTGATAAAATTTCCGAAGCATCAGGATAAAGTAATTGCATACCAATAGGATTTGAATACTCTTTAGCAAAAATGTTAAACATTAAATCACCCATAGATGCATATAATGCTGGATATGTATCCTTTGTAGGAAATCCAAGCTTTGTCCATATATTTTTAAGCGATTCTTCTTCGCATTGAGACCCCCACGTCAAAGATCTGTAGCAAACAAATGCACTAAAAATAACACCAACACTCCAAATATCAGTCTTTTGATCATGGGGTAATTCATAAATTACTTCAGGTCCACGCCACCACAATGAAACCACGGGTTTTTCTGAACTTTTAGTTTGACATGTACTAAGTCCATAATCAATAATTTTTAATTCCATCGGCCATGTATTTGTCATAATCATTATGTTGTCAGGCTTTATATCTCTATGAATAATACCCTTTGCATGAATGTCGCGCAATTGTTCCAAAATACCTTTGCAAATGTAGAGGGCAGCGTCTAATGGAATGGGAGTTTTAGCCAATTGAGATAAATTACAGAACCCAGAATCAGAAATTGTTGCATATGTGCGAGATGCGTGCACGTTACCGCTTGTAAATGTAGCCACACCCTTTCTTAAAGCGCAACATGTACCACCCAATAAAATTTCACGAATGTTTGCAGGCATATAGAAATCATACCCCTTTTCTTGCACCAAAAATTTAGAAGCGTATTGTTTCTCACCATAAATCTTTGTTTCAAACACATCGCCATACACACCACTACCCAACTTTCCAACAAGTTCTAATTTTGTTGAATTGTCAAAGCTTGTTTTGCGTTTCATTTTAAAATTTTGAAGTGTGTTATTTGGTGTGTCCATTTTAAAGTTTTGTTAAAAATGGAGGATTTGATTGATGATGTGATAAATTCACGAATGGCATTAAAAAATTATAGTATGCATTTACAGCGCATAAAAAAATTAAGACAAAATTGTCTTCCTACATCTTATATTTTACAAGACGCGGAACAATTATTTTTAAACATTTCTATAGAAACGGATTTATTGCTAAAAAAAAGGAACGTGCATTTAACTAATGCGGAATTACTGTATATAAGGCAGAGCAGCTTGACAAATTTAAGTTTTTACTACTTGAGTAAATTATTTCAAATTACTTTGGAAGATCCGCAAACAGTAAAACATGTGAAAAAAAATTGGTACAAAAAAATTTACAATTTTAATTAATCCGTACGCGCTCTCTTTGACTTCTGCTCTCTCTGCTCAGTAGAATACTTGTCGTAAGCTCCCATGCAGCTATACACGGTTGCGTACACGTACGCCTCGCATGCATCACGGCTAGGAAGCAGGTTCTCAAGGTCACGCTTTCTGGAAGGGTCCAAATTCACATAGGACCACAACTCAATGCTCTCGTCAACCACAAATGATGCAATCTTAGGTAGAAACTCACGGGCATTGCCCCCAAAAATCTTCTTCTCCTTAAGGAAGTCAGACACACGCTTGCTCAGTGTCTTGAACACTTTCCACTCGCTGGAGCTATCACGATTCGTAGGATAGAAGCCCAGTGCATTTCTCATTGCCTTGCTCGCTCTCTTAGCCTTCTCTTCATCTCTGTCCATTTGAGCCATATTTGTTTTTTACTCAATATATTTTTTGGTGTCCATTTTAAACGCGCCAAGGGTAGAAAACTTTAGACGTAAAAAATGGAGACTGTACTCATTGTGTTCACGTATTTGATTGTTCCAATTATAAAACAGTGTTTTATTGATATTTCACCTACTTCTAATAAATGGCAATCCATTGTTTGTACTTTTCTTGTGGTTTTAATAAGTTTATTTGATACATTTCGTGGATGTGTAGCTTTTCTTACATATATAATAATGGATACATTTTTTCGAAACGATGAGATATTATTTGAAAATGCAGTGCATCATATCACATGTTTATTGTTAACATCTGTTGGATTAAATATTTTTGATGCTAGAAGTGAAAAAGTAATTTTTACATTGTTAATGATGGAAATTACAACTCCAATTCTTCATTTAACTATAATGTTCAAACACAAATTATTGTTTGGTTTATTAATGATTTTGTGGATACCATTTCGTATTTATTATCCTTTGCGTATGCTCCATTATTTTTACTATTCGTTTAACAATACTTTTATAATATTGCTTGGAAAAATTACATTAAGTATACTTCAACTACTACAAATTTATTGGTTTTTTAAATTGTGTGTTAAAGGAAAGGACGAAATAATAAAAAAGTTACAAACAAAATATGAAGTTTAATACAATGGAAGGTACATTAGAATTAATTAGACCTGTGGCAAGAGGAAGTAGTGCTACAATTTGGACTTCTATGCTAAAACAAAAAAATAAAAAACCTAAAAAATTTGTTACAAAACGAATTCATAAAAGTAGAAATGAAATTATTGGTGTGTATAATTGGAAAAAAGCTGGTATGATTGTAGCACCTCAAAAAACTAGAGCACCATTAAAATTAAATTGCGTAACCTTGGATTTAGATATTGATTTTGAAAATTTAAAAAAAGATGAGTGTGTTTTAAGTATGCGAAACGCTTATTTAGATTGGAAAAAAGATGATGCAATTAAATTAAGTTTGCGCACCAATTATGTGACAGAATGTATGATTGCAAAAGTTTTAAGAAAAAAAGTAAGCCCTTATCTACCTGTTCCCATATTTTGTAGAATTAAAGCAAATTTTACTACGCCTTATCATCATAATATTGTAATGGATTTTGCAGGTTCAGAATTAGAAACAATGTCTGATCAATTATCTTTAAATGAATTTAAGTCGATAGTTATGCAAGTTTTGATTGCTTTGTGCTGGTCTCAACACCTTGTTAAGTTTAAACACCATGATTTGCACCCTGGTAATGTTTATTTCAAGTATAATAAAATTTCTCAAAATTGGAAATTGCCAAGTGGTAAAGAAATTATTTTGCCTTCCCCTAATGTCGAAGCTACAATAGCAGATTTTGGGTTAAGTGTAGCGAATGTGGGAACAACACGTATTGGTCGATTAGATTTTCCATTGTTAAGCACAGACAATAATAAAAAATGGGGGGATTGGGATTATGATTTAGAAGGTAATGAAGGTTATGATATGATAGTTTTACTTGATTCTTTAAAAGAAGATACTACAGGTTCGCAATATGAGTGGATAAAACAATTACTTAATAAAATTAAAGAAAAATTACCTCAACTTAAAATTTCTAATATTAATAGACCGCTTAGCAAAGTTTGTATAAAGCCTGAAGAAATATTAGATTTAATTGTAAGCAGGTAGCTTTAAACCCCACAATGATATACCATCATTTGTTCGCATCAATGAATAATTTTTATCTCCATACATTTTATTAAGCGTATCAATTTCACTTTCTGATTTCAATGGTAAAATATCTCCCCACTGATCACCCACGCTTAAAACAACGTAGGGAGATTTGCTATTTAAAACGGATGCAATTCGTTCATCCTGTTTCCATACTGCAACATCGCCTAAATTATTTCTGTATTTGTTTGGGGCATGAATTAAATCTTTAAATCCAAATACGCCTACACCCAATAATTCTTTGCGAGTTTCCTCAATATAATCAGGATCATTCATTCGTGCTGTGACAATATATATGTGCGCGCGTAAACTTTTATCATCCTTAATTTGATTAAACAAATTTATAATGGGTTTGTGAGGTTTTGTTTTTTTGACGAGAAGAGTATCATCTATATCGAATACTATAACGGGCGGAGGGTTTTTAGAATTGCAATTAAAACTAGAATAGTCTTTACATAATTTTTTTGAAATTTTGCTTCTGGAATGAGCTTTTACTAATCCCAAAGCAAATTCAGCTGCAGCTTCGCCATCATTTTTAAAATTGTGTACGAGTTTTTCCATTTTATTTTTATGTGTAAATGTAAAAAATTAAATTAAAAAGATTTAATAGTTCTAATTAGTCCATTAAAAGACTTTTCGGATTCAAGTTTGGCAAAAGCGGCAATCTGTTCAGTGGTAAGTCCAGGTAAAGTTAAGCCAAGAGCTTTTCCACGTTTCTTGGCACTTAAAATATCCTTTAAGCTTTTCATGGTGTCTTCCGCAGATTTAAAATTTACGTTTTGAGTGCTGTCTACACTTAAGGAAGCGGCTTCTGCAAGTGCAGCTCTAGTCGGTCTTACAACTTTTCTGTCTAACATGACTTTCGAGGTTTCTTTCCAAATTTTAGAAAGCTTGTCAGGAATGGGCGCCCACGAATTCTCTTTAAATTCTTCAAATGTCTGCCCAGAGAGCAAAATTTCTTGTTTGATGCTATCAAAATTTTCGGTTTTAGATCCACGAACAGACGATTCTCTGTTCAACATGGAATCCTGAAGATTTTCGTAAGTGTAAGCCTGAGCAAGTTCAGAATCTTTATCATTTAAATCGGCATGCATGGAAGGAAACGCCGATTCAGGAGTTTCATCCGCGTCATTCCACATGGATTTCTTTACCTTTTTAATGGGTTCTTCGACTTTGGGAACTACTTCTTCTACTTGAGCTTCTATTTGGGGTTCTGCGATAACCACAACAGGTGTTTCTATAGTAGTTTCTTTCTGTTCAGATACGAGCTTTTTGCTGGCCAAATGTAGAGCTCTTTGAGCCATTTGTTTTTTGGACTGAGATTTCTGTACATTGTAAATTATCAAACCTATGATGCAACCAGCTAGCAAGAAAATTGCAACCTCATATTTTGTCATTTTATTTTTACCGCAGTTGGCGAAGCTCCTCAAATTACATGGATTTTTTTAAGAAAAATTGTAACAAAAATTAAGCCCAAAATTATGAGTGCAATTTTTAACAAGGTTAAATTTAATGCTAATTTAAAATTGTTTGGTTTTACAACAGTTTCAACAATTGTTTCAGGTTTTATGTCTAACTGTGTTTCTAAATTTTGAGATTCTATATCAAGTTCATTAAATATATCTTCATTGTTAGCTAAACTATTCACAAAAAGTTGACGTTTTTTTAAATTTAAATGTTGATTATTAAATTCGCCTTTCCAATCCATTTTTATTCATATTCAAAGTAAAAATTTCAAAATGTTGCTCCCCAAGTTTTTGAAGAGCTTGCATAATTATTTTTGGATTTTGATCTTCTTTGATCCACGTCAGGTGTTTGTGAAATTTTTTTGAGGAGGTCTTCACCAAAATAGGCTCTTTTCTCTTCTTTGACCGCAAGCGTAGGAAGTGTTTGAAGCCAAGAAGGTCTGGATGATAAAATATCAACGTCTTGGATATGTGTGTGTAATTTAAATTTAGGATTTAATGACAAGCATTCTAAAACTTTTGTAGTCAATGCGTCCCGTTTTTGGGGGTCTAAGGACACGTACAAAATATATTTTTTAAAATCAGAATCTAATGTGTTTGTTTCAATTGGCTGTGACATTAACATTTTTTGCTGCGATTCTCTTTGCCCAGCATAATCAGATATTGCGGCCTGTCTCATTTTTTAATTTATGCATTTAATTCTGCTTCATCTTCATCAACGCGCTTATTTCTACTATTTGCTCGCTTTTTGTGTAAACCATTGGCGACTAAATGCACAAACTTCCAAATTTCCATACCATTTGATAATTTTGCATTTATTTCGAATGGTTTTTTTGAAGATTGATTTCCTAAAAATTCTCTAACTTCGCTCAAACATTTTCGCATTTCTGCCACGCTCATTCCATTTACTGCAGACGTGTGATTTCGGGGCATTTTATTATTAGAAAAAAAAATTATTTTAGTTTATTAAAAACTTGAAAAACTTCTCCATTATCTAACTGCCCCATATTGTAAATAAATTTTTCATCATTTTCTGAATTTAAAAAATTTATCCAAGCTTTCGCTTGCTGCTCCGTTAAACAATAATCACCGCAACCAAATTGTCCATCTACAGACGTCCACTCAATTCTCCACATTTTAATTTATTTAAAAATTGAATAAAAAAGGACACTCATTATTTTAATACGCTTAATTCTTTTCGTTTTTTTATATAAATTTCTAAAGACTCTTTATGATTTTCACATCCATTACAATTATCTTGGCATGTAAATCCATCTATTAAATAATCCCATCTAAAACAAGTTTGCCAATGATCTAGAGGAATTTGATTTTCCCATGGAAATGATGTAAATCTACACAAATTACATATTCTTAAATTACCACAATGATGTATTTCATTGCATGCTGAAACTTTATGAAACTTTACTTTACATGTAGGACATTCCATAATATTTTTGTCCACTAAATTATTATAATTTACTTTCATTTCTTCTGTAATTAAATTTGTGCGCATAGGCATTCCATTTACAAAAATATGCCTTGAAAATCGTTTAGGAGCTTCTACATCCTTTAAACAAATACATGTTTCTTCATCACACATAATACAAGAATACCTTGAACAATTCCAACAATGCATAGGTTTTGAAAAATCGTGCACAAAATTTATTTCTTTACAATTTGTACACTCAAGTTCTATCCCATTTAATTTATACGATTGCCAATGTTTTTTAGATATAGTTGCAAAACATTCATCATATGGAAAAGGGCATTTCACACATTGTAATTTACCATGATTATTCTTTTGTAATTTACGTGTTATTACAAACAAGCATTTTTTGCATATGCAATGTCCACATTTACTAATAATAATATTTTGATCTTCTTCCATTACCAAAGTTTCTTTACTTGTCCATCCATAACTCAAGCAAACACAGCATTCTAATTTTGTAGATTCTAAATGTTTTTCTAAACATATGTCGGCATCTTCATCACTTAGTAATACTGCGAAAATAAAAAAAACGAGAGCTAAGAGTTAGAAGTGCGCGCAAACACCTCAAACTCTTAGCTCTCGTTTTTTTTATAGTTAGTTATATAAGTGTGCGCGCGCTCCCCCCAAAAATACTAGACTTACAACTTTTAGCAAACGAAACGATCATACCTTTACAATAATGCAATTCTAATGGGAACTTAAAAAATGGCCACTCTAAATAAATTACAAGATAGTCTTTTCACTATTGACAAAAAAAGACCATCAAATTTATTTGTTGAGCAACCCTTTAAAAAAAAACTTTTCTGACTATATTCGACCAAACAACAAATACTCTCGGCGGCGTCAAGTATACATGCTAGGCGGTCATCACTAAAGTTTTATTTATGCAAATATTTTTTAATTTTTTTATTGCATGAACGCAAATTTCATATTGCAATAAAATAAAAATGCAAAAATTAGATTTATCTGTTTTTGTAGATTTTTATACAACTAAGGATTTTTATTTTATTAGTCTTTATGATCCAGGTCAAATAAATTTTGATAAAATTTGTACAGAAAGTCCTGCAGGAGTTGCTGATCTTGTAATAAATCAAACTACTGATCATTTTTTTAATGAAAGTACTCATTATGATATTATATGGGATACTTCTGAAGGTCAATCAATTTTGAAAGAAGGTAAGTTAACACAATTTATGGGAAGTGGATGGACTGTAGATTTTAAAACTAATGCGCCTGGTTATAAACAAGTACGTTATTTTGGTTTAAAATTATATAATAAAGTTGGAGATGTAACAACATATTATAAGGGTGATTTATCTGTTCTTGGTAATCAAGAAAATACACACGTAGGATTTGCTTTTTACGATTATTGGTTAAATACTACAACTACATACTATGCTCCCATAGCTTTAGATTTACAAATTTCACCTCATTTAGAATATTATAATGTTAAATTTAAGTGCCATGATATATCAAAACAACACATTTTTGAAAATACGGCACAAAATAATAAAGCTGTTGTAGCTAAAATAATTTTGAAATCTTCTCAATTATCAACAGAATATAGTTACCAACTTATAGATTATGACAATGTTGTTTTTACAGAAGGAAATTTAGTAGGTGTTAATCCAGATAACGAATTTTCTATTGCTGTAGTGCCTACTAAAATAGATTATAATTCACAACCTATAAACTTTTATTTAAAAATATTTTCTGGAATATCAGTTTATAATGGTACAATTATTGTAAAAGCTATAGTTAATGAGCAAGCAGAAGACCCTGATTTAACTGATTTCGTTTTTACAGATTATCAGTTTTATTTGCTTCAAGACATGTTGTATTATCCTCCTATAGATTTAGATTTAAAAATTTCATCTCATTTAGATTATTACAACGTTAAATTTAAATGCCATGAAATTGAACAACAACCTCTTTTTGAATATATGGCACAAAGTAAAGCTTTAGATAGTTCTAGAATAATTGTGAAATCTGATTTTTTGGCAGAATTATTATGGACTTACCAACTTATTGATTACGACAATGTTGTTTTTACAGAAGGAGATTTAGTAAGTACAAATAATTTGGGCGAATTTAGTATTTCTGTAGTTCCTACTAAGATAGGTTATAATTCACAACCTATAAACTTTTATTTAAAAATAATAAATGGAACGACAGTTTACAATGATGTAATTATTATAAAGGCTTTAATCAATGTATCGAATGATGATTATAGAACCAATTTTACTTTTAATGATTATCATTTTAACTTGCTTGAAGATGTAACTTATTATCCTCCTATACAATTATTTTTAAATGTGTATGCATTTATTAGTAATAGATACTTTATTAGTACATCTACGAATGAACCGACGTATTCACAATCTTGTGAGACATCAAAACCCACGATGGCAAAATTATTATTAAATTTTAATAATAATTCATTACAAGGTTACAATTATACAATGGGAAATATACACACGGATAGTCCTTTCATTGATGGCCCCTTAGTATATAATACTGATCATTATGAAATTGATATATTACCTACACAAGCCTTACCTGAAATGCAACCACAAAAGTTTTGGTTACAATTTTATAAAAATGGACAATTTTATAATGGACCTCTTACTTTAAAGGCAGATCCAGAAAATTTGAATATAATTTTTACACCACAGGCAAATTATAAACTTTTTACAGATTATATATTTACGCCACCTTCTACAGTAATAGAACCTTATATTGTGTATACTGTTATATTAATTGTAATATTAATATTAATTGTAGCATTTTACGGAAAATTCTTAAAATCGAGATTTTATTCATAAATATATTTGTTTTTTTCTAAAGCATTCAAAATTTCCCCCCACGCATCCTCAATATCATAATGTTCCATATAATTTGGAAAGAATACGGTCATTTTTTGTATTGTTTTTCCAGTTCTTAATTCTCTATCCATCTCAAATGTAAATTTTACACTTGTACCAGGAATATTATGTTTAATTTCTTCAATAAAACTTTGTTGTTCTTGTTCATTTAAAAATCGTGCACAATTTATGGAAGGAGCAAATAAAAAATATTCCATTTTATATTTATATAATTGTTAAAAATAATGAAAAAAATTAAAAAGTTTAATTAAAAAAAATTTACGCGAATTTCTTGGTCAGCATACCAAACTTGTATCTAAGTAAGTTCTTGTTACGTCCAATCAAAGTAATGTCTGCCGTAGGAGCAGCCGCAGAAAATAAACGGGGGTCTAAATTTAATTCAATGTTGACGTTATCAATTCTGCTGTGATTGGCACCACCCGTAGGCTGAATATCTTCAGGGTCTACGCAATAAGACCAATTGTAAATAAATGATTTGCCTTTGTCACCAGGTACATTGGTGTGGTACTGATAAGGCTGCACTAATCTAAAATAAGATCCAGGTCTAGTTTGTACACGCTGAGAATTGTTAAATTTAATAGTCACTTCACGAATAGGATCTAACTTTAGTCCAGACGCAGGGCACACAGGTCCACTAAAGTCAAATACTTCATTCGACTCTTTCTTTAGCTGAGATTGTACAAAAAAGATATATTCCATCACCACGTTATTAAGTTGTAGGCGCATATTTGCTCTTACAGAAGGAGAAGATTCAGTAGATCCAGTAGCAGCATTAGCAATAGCTTGCTGAGACTGAAATTGTACTTCATCAACTACTTGCTCAAAAGCACCCTTAGCAAATTTAGTGCGCTCATCTTGCTCAAGGTAAACAAAGTTGGCTTCCATGGTGCAAGTTAAGTCAGAATCTTGAAGTAAACTTAGAGACATGCCAGCATCAATCTGGTCATCCGTTACTCCATTCGGTCTTACATATACTTTGGCGCCAGTAGGATTTACAATTACGGATTGTCTAGCTGCAAAATCAAGCTCCATAACAATAGGGTGAAATTGTAGAGCTACAATAGGTAGAGCCAAACCAGTTTCGCGAGTAAAACTGAAAGGTAGAGGAACATAAAGGTCATGGCTACGCTTTGCAAACGCTTGGCGTTCCTCCAAAGTGTCAAACTTTCCAATCATTTCACCTAGACGCTTGCCAGGTTTTCCACTTAGTTCTTCCCACACGAACAAATAATTATCAGTTAAAGTGTCAACTACAGTATTACCAATCGCAAGAGAAGCAGAACTTATTAAAGCTTGGCCGATCGCATTTGTCCAGCTCACCGCATCTTCTCCTCTTACCACTTTTCCATCCTTTACAGCTACAAGGGCAGGTACTACAATTTTGGCATATACGTGCCAGCACAAGTCACCATTTCTAGGGAAATTATATTTCGCTTTGCCACCAAACTTGGCCTGAGAGGCAGTAGCATCAAAATCCACAGGTTCTAGAGCAAACGGCGTAGTCTTGGAATGTACAAATCTCCAAAACGTTAAGTCAGACTCTTCAACAGTCTCGGCAGTTAAAATTTTTTCAGCTTCGCCAGTAGACGCCATCTCAGTGTAAACAGCATTTTGAGTTGCACCCATTTTTTATTATATGTAAAAGCGCGCAATTAAAAAATGAAGCGAACGCGCGTCCAACAACGCAGAAATGTGCGTTCAAAACACACAAAATAATTTAACCCATTTGTGTAAACAAAAAAAGTTTGACATAACCCTATAAATAAAAAGGATTTGTTGTAACTAACTCAAAAATGGAATCCGATTTAAACGAATCATCTGTTTTAGTGCCCGTATCTCAACTTTTAGATGAGACTACTAGTGAAGCCTCTCAGCCTCAGGGTAAAAAGCGTGTGCGAGAGGACGAAGATGAGTCAGAATCGCTAGGTGATGAAGATGCTAGTACAGATGATGCGGATGAAGACGATGATTCAATTGTGGTGCCCGACGAATTAGGTGTAGTTGTGCCTGAAAAGTTAACAGAAGAAGAGGAAGAATTGTTAATGAAAGAAGAGGCTGCTCGTGTATTAGCAGAAGGTTTGGCAGTACGCCAGAGTTCTACTTCTAGATATCCTCTTAGAGCAAACATTAAAAAGCCTAAACAAGATGAGTATTTTGAAAAGCTTAGATTAGAAGCGTTTTTAGAAGATGAGCGCAAGGAAAGAATTTCTACTATGAAATCTTGGTGGAAAAAACATAAAGTTCTTTTAGTATCTAAATTAGGTGACAAAGATCACCTTATGCTAAAAAGTAATTCTGTTATATCTGCTTCATCTATTGAGGATGTAAGAAATCAATATTATGAGTACCAAGATATTTTAGTGGAAGAAGATTTAGTAGATCCTACAGATGATGAAGAGAGTGATGAGGATGAGGAGGAAGAAGATGAATCATTTGAAGATGAGGAAGAAGACGAAGAAGAAGATGATGAGGAAGATGAGGAGGAAGAAGACGAAGAAGAGTAAAAAAACAATTAAATTTTTATAATATTCCACACCCACATTCTTTAAATGCATCTTCTACTCTTAAAACAGAAAGTAAATGTCTAAATCCATTTGTCGGACTAATTCTTAAATATACGCGCAAATACGCTTGCTCAGGATATGGTACTACTGGTTGTTGTACCAGGACATTCTGTTTTACATAGTCACATAATTTAAGTCTGTCAAATAGGCAGAAAGTAGTGGGTGTTACTTGTTGAGCAATAACTGTAGCTTTACCACCAAATAACCATCCAGTATTATTTAATTCAACCCACATAAATTCTCCCTGTTCTGGCCATCTATAGCGCATAGCTCTACAACATTTTACATCTACCCACATTTCTAAATTATCTCTTACTTTAAACATGGCATCCACATGATGTTTATAATCATATTCTTTAGCTTCTCTAATAAACTTTTGATTCCATCCTTTTTCTGCACATTTTTGAACAAATAATTTTTCTGCTTTTTGTCCTCTCTCTTGACAATCTTTAGAATTAAATGTAGTTCTTTGGTTCTGCCATCCAGTTTGTCCTTCTGCTTCGCTGCATTCCAATAAATCTGATTCTAATAAAGGTAATTGAAGTGGCACATTCCATTTTCTTACCACTTCATCATCTTGTAATTTTCCAACAACAGTTTCACCAGTTTCGTCTGGAAGCACGGGATTAAAATAAGACATTTTAATTTAGAAAAATAAAAAAGGACACTATGAAAAAAGGCACTCTTGTTTTACAATATGATGATAGAGACGTTACACAATTTCAAAAATTAATTGATACAAATATATTATATTGTAAAAAATTTAATTATGATCATTTATTATTGACAAAAGGTTATGAAGAATATCCACCATATTGGCGAAAAGTATTTTTAGTTATAGAATACTTGTATAAATATAATATAGTTTTATGGATTGATACAGATGCGGCAATTGTAAGTAATGAAAAAATAGACATTATTTTTAAACCTAAAACACACTTTGCATTTTCATCAAATCCAAGTTTATTACATTTAAGTTGTTTAGATGTGTTGGCAGCACCCATGTGTGCAGGTGTATGGGCTGTTAAATCTACACCAGAAGGTAAAACTATAATGGATTTTTGGAGTCAGGCTTATGATGCCACAAAATGGTTTAAAGAAAATGAAAAATGGAAAACGTTGGGTGTATATGGAGGTGCAAATTATGAACAAGGTTCATTTGAACTACATATTTTTAGGAAGCCAGAATTTGAAAAATGGTTAAGTCATTGGGATCACTATGTCTTAAATTTTATGCCACCCGATGATCATTTAGTAAAAGGTCGAAATACACCCAAGGATGTTTTTGCGGTGCATTACTGGACAGGAAACAGAAAACACATAAAAAAACATTTTAACTAATATTCCCATGCTACAGGCCTAGTCAATTTAATAAATTCTTGGTGTTTTAATGTGCGCTTACACCCATTCATTAGCATGAGCATGTCTAAATCAGCATGACTTAACACTAAAACTTCATCAATAAGCATTGTTCCTTTTTTTTTAAAAGAATTCCACACTTTTGCACTCATTCCTCTTCCACCAAAATGTTTTAAAAGTCTATCAATTTCGTCTTTAAATGACGAACAGTATATTTCCGTTCTCATAACCATATCTAAAGAAATTGATTCATGTATTTCCGTTTTCTTGCGACACATGGGACATGTATTCTCAGAATCGTCTAGCGTAAGTTTTCCCAACCATTTCACAATACACTTTAAATGAAATTTGTGTTTGCAAGAAAGTTCAGCACTCCCATTGTCAATATTTTCTAAACAAATCGAACAATCCATTTTTTATAGTAAAAATAATTTAGACATAAAATGGACACCCAGTTTTTTGATCACAAAAAGGATACAAAAATGGATTTGATGAATTTGGATAAAATCCAATTACAATTTTATACGGATGAAGAAATTCGTAGAATTGCTGTAGTTCAAGTTAAAAATCCTGCAACATATGATCGTGGATTACCTAAAGCTAATGGAGTGAATGATGCAAGAATGGGCGTTACTGATAAAGCCTTGCAATGCCCAACGTGTGGCTTAACATCTAATTGCAATAATCATTATGGATATATTGAATTGGAAAAAGAAGTGATTCGATTTGGACATATTGCTTCTGTTTTATGTTTGCTCAGATCTGTGTGTTGGGCATGCTCTACTCCAAAATTTTCTTTAAATAATTCTGAAGGTGTTGACATAAAAGCAATTCTTGCCAAAACTTTACCTGGATCAAAAGATCGATTAAGAGGTATAAGCGAAGTGTGCAAGAACAAATTTAAATGTATTAATCCTGCATGTGGTGTACCTCAACCAATTTATTCGAGAATTAATAAAGTTTTTTTTAATAGAGTTTTTAGACCTAAGGAATATGCTTTATTTGATAATGACGAAGAAAAAGATTATTTAAATCGTAGATTGATGCCTGATGAAATTAAGTCTATTATAAAGCATATTCCTCGCGAAGCATTAATTTTATTAGGATATGATCCAGAAATATCTCATCCTTCAAGCTATATAATGAAAGTTCATTTAGTGCCACCCCCATCCATTCGTCCTGCAAATGCCATTGCATCCACAGAGGCTAGGCTAAGAGGTGAAAATGACTTGACTGTTGCACTACAAGATATTGTTCGTAGTAATAATGAATTAAGTGCAGCCATAAGTGATAATTTATCAGAAGACAAGATTTTTATGGCATGGGACAAATTACAAATTTTTACTTCCGCACTTATTAATCAAAATGCTAAGAAATTATTAACATTTAATGGTACGCCAGTCGTACATGCACGAGCATTTTCAAAGCGTAAAACCAAGGTTATTAAAGATAGATTAACGGGTAAAAAAGGTAGATTACGAGGAAATTTGGCAGGAAAAAGAGTAGATCATGCTGGTCGATCTGTTGTGGGTCCAGATTCAACCCATGATATTTTTCAGCTTGGTGTTCCATCTACAATTATGAGAACATTAACATTTCCAGAAAATGTGAATGCTTTGAACAAAGATGAATTAGCCCAATGTATTATGAGAGGAGCAAATACAAGTAATGGAGCATTAACAGTAAAAATTCCT